TTTCCACCAAACGCAGTAAAAAACTGATACCCTTTTTGTCTACCTGTACCATCTTTTGTTTTGTATCTTGAACTTTTAACTTGCAATCTAATCACTCCTTGATGCCCACGATCTACGACAATATCGACAGTTCCTAGTCTGACTATTTCGCATTTTTCGCCTAATTTTAATAATGCAGACGCACATATATGTTCACCTAACTGACCACTGGTAATATTATCATTGACCACATTATTGCCTCATTGATTGCTCGATTCGATCTAGCTTTTGGTTTATATCTTTAACATGATCTTTTATTTCTTTAATTTCTCGATCATGGGTCAAATTGGTTTGCTCAAATAATTTTTCTAATACTGTAATTCTAGTATAATGAGTGACTTGCTTTTGATGCATCCACCAAACAAAACCACCTACTGGCAAAACAACATAAGTCATTATTTGTTCTATCATTTTTTAGACTCCGATTGACCTAGCCAAATTGCAAAACAACCACTAAAGCAGCCAAAAATAATAGACGCAAAAGATGTTTGATTGATGGTAGGATCTGGCAAATTGATCATCCAGTTTGTTACATAAAAAGCCATGACTGTAATAGCAAGCATCATTAATCTTGGAATAATGCGCCACTTGTCAAAGAAAATACTCATGCCTGTTGCTCCTTTAGATATTTTGCTAAAAATACAATGCCAAGCGCACCAGCAACAAAAAAAATTCCTATGACAATTACACCAAAAATAGTGTAGAGCGTGTCACGAAATTCGGCTTTTCGCTGCAATTCCTTCCGATATTCTGCACGCTCTTCTGCTATCATTTTTTGTAAACTTTGCCATTGGCTCATATTCCCATACAGCATAAAAGTTTCACGCAATTTATCTCTGGCTTGCTTCAATTCTTCCTGCTTAAAAAAACGATCTATTGCTGTACTTTCTGCACCAGTAAATTTAGCCAAAAAACTGTTTTTCTTACGTTGCGCCCCAAAGTTTAATTCAGCCTCTGCCTTGGCATATCTTTGTAAGGGTACTGATAATGAAGAAATATCTTTTCCTGCTTTGATAGCACTGGAAATTGCGCCTGACGCACTTGTAATGACAGCAATGCAGGACATGGGGTCTATCATCTAGGTTTCCTCGTAACTTGATCGAGTAAACCAGATCCACCACCCATCTGTTTTTTTAATTTTTGAAGTTGATCGTAATTTAAGTCTAAATTTTTTGCTTGATCAGAAGTAAGGTTTAAAACCTCATTTATTATACCTTTAGATTTGCTGGATAAACTTTTTGTGTTATCCTTTCGTATGCTCCCAGTATCTCCTGAGATGTTATCTCCGCTACTGGTTTGCGATCTATCATTCTTTGAAAGGCTCGATCTAGCAGATCCTCTTGCATTGGCAGTAAATTTTGTAGCCTCTCCATGCCCAAGGAAGTTCTTATCTTCTGTGAAAAATCTTTTAGTTGCGTTTGATCTACCATTTTCATTTCCTTTATATCGCATTACTACGACATCAGGCATACCAAATTTTGGATTCCATCCATCGTTAGTCCAAGCGTTTATTAAATCATTATAATCATTAATTGAATGTTCTGCAAGATATAAGTCTTTATCAAAAGGAATTACATCCTCAACTTCAAAACCAAAATCTGCATAATATTCAGGTAAAAATCCATCAGGATATTTTTCAGATTTGACATTAAACGCATCAAGAACAGTTACACCTTCCTCAATTGATTTTAAAACTGTAGCTGGTGCTGACATACCTGATACACCAACTTCATTACTAACTACACCTACTAATGCTTTATCATTTTTTTGAGGTTTAAAATTTGGAAAATAACTATAATCTGGATTCTTATCTATTCCAAAAAATATTTTATTATCACCTAACTGAAAAGCCTCAAAAGTACCCTTTTTAGTTTTTTCTGTAATTTCTTTTGCTGTGTAATTAGTCAAACTTGCTCTATATGGGCTAGTTTTAATAGCATCTTCGAATTGCACAGGAGATAATCCACCACCCTTACCTTGTAAATATGGTTTAGTGCTTGGTTTCCAATTTCCAGACAACATATCAACAGCTACTTGTGCTTGCCCAGCTTGCTCAATAAAACTACCTGATCCACGTAAAGATCTCTCTATTGCAAAAACTTTTTGTGGTGTAAGTGTTTCAATTATTTTTGATGATCCAGCTTTAAGATCAAATGCCCTTCTTATTCCTGCCTCATTAGACCTTAGTTTTTGAGCATCATAAAAATCAGAATACAATACTGGCATTGATACTGGATTTGCAAATCTTCCAAAAACTTCAGCAAACAAACCAGTAGAATAACTAGGGTGACCAGGAAATCCATCTTTGCCTAATTCAACTAATCCTTTATCATAATTAGGCTTTAATAATAAAAGTGTATCTCTAGCATTTGATCTTCCTGTATTAAAACCAGCCGTACTTTTATCTACTGTTGCATTTAAAATTGACGCTACTCTTGGCGCACCTAAATTTTGCGCTTGTTTAGACATTAAAATACTTGCAATTTTTGCCTTAGTTTCAAATCCAGTATTGGCGTTTAACCATTTTTCTAAATTAGGACTGTCAAACCCTGGAAAATCTTTTAGTTCTGGGAAAAAACTTTGCTTTCCTTTTTTTGTTACTGATTTAACTTGGGTATGGGCATCTCGTACCATCTGATCAATGACTTTTACGTTTTGTGGGTCTAGCCTATTATCCCTGACATAAGCCATCATAGTTTTAGTCATTGCATTATTAAAACTTTGATTGCTAATGTGCGAATCTGATTTCATATTTGCAACGCCAAGCAAATCTGCTCTATTTCTTATTTTATATTCGGCTGTTTGTTGAGCATCAGCCCACCCTAACCCTTTCTTCATTTGCGCCTGTTGCATTGGATATCTTCCACCACCAAACAATGGTTCTGGATTAGTTACATAAGAACTATCAATACCTTTATAATATCGACCAGCATCCAATAAATCTGCAACTGTTGGCTTTATAGTCATACCAATTAAATCCCTTGGATTAACAACTGGTACATCTTTATATTTCATTGCTGGGGATACTTCTAAATCTGGGCTTTTTGCTTTTGCTGGCACTTTTTTTGTTTGAATACTGTCATCAAGCATTTGTTTAGCTTGTGTGACATTGCCTGGCATTCCTAAAGACGCTACATTTCCAATTAATCCAAATAATCTTTGCAGTGCTAATAATTTTTGACCTTTAGATAAAGCATCCATTAGACCAGCACTTTCTTCGCCAGCACCTAATACATCACTAGCAGGGTTCATCATTGCAGTTACACCCACAGGCGCATCTAACATTGAACCAGTATCTCTAGGATTTCTGGGCAGATAATAATTTAATAATTCTGCAACTTTTTGGTTTTGCCTGTTTAGAAAAGCATTGCGCTGTCTAGCATCAGGCAAAAAATCAAATATGCTCACTTCTTCTTTTTACTTTTTGTAGTTTTTTTCTTATCTTTTTTATACTGGGCCATACCTTTTGCAGTATAAGCGTATTTTTTCCCACCTAATTTTGGCATCATGCTACTCCTTGTAAGTTTCTTTTTATGGGTTGATTCCAACGGCTCAAATGACCACCCCTAAGAGCCACAGCACTGTCATGGCTCATAGTCAGTACAAGGCTGTCAGCACGATCAGGGCTAGGCATTCCACGCTTTCGCATTTCATCCTTGCTTTCAATCTTTGCCTTGCCACTGGAATTAAATGAATAACGTACAGCAATCATTTCATTAATTAACTTATCGTCATTCGGTAATTTACAATCAC